AAGATTCTTATGCTGGTAGTTTAATTGAATATCAAGGTGTAAGTATCAATCTTCAATATATACCTAATTCAGATGATCCATTTGAACCTATATATGCAAGTCAATTAGGTGTTGTTTTAGATGTAACTGATGACCTAGCTAATATACCTGATTTTACTACTTTAGATGACAGAAAGTATTTTGCTAAATTATACTTAGATAATGATTTAGAATGGTCTGGATGGGTATTATCTGATAATGTTCAAATAACTTTTACAACAGGTAGAAAGCAATTATTTTTTAATGCTATTGATGGGTTAGGTTTATTAAAAAGCATAACATTACCAATAGATGCTTCTATTGATACAAATTCTTTAAATAGTTTATTATATTTTATTAGATTATGTTTAAATGGGGTAGATTTCCCTAATACTCCAAATATTATGACAGTATGTTCATATTTTGCTAATGGTATGCAAGATAGAGCAATACATTCTTATAGTGAGCCATTTAATCAAACATATTTACCTTATAGAACATTTATAGATACTAATATAACTTATATAAGTTGTTTTGATGTATTATCTAATATTGTTAAATCATTTGGTTGTAGATTATTCCAAGCTGGAGGTAAATGGTGGATAGTAGCAGTTAATGAATTTGCTAATGAGAATAATTGGTTTACTGAATATACATATACAGGAACAGTTGTATCAAGTGGTAGTAACTTAAATACATTAAGTACAATTCAAAGTTATGTTGGGAATACGAGTGGTTTATATTTTATAGACAACTCGCAATTCAAATTAATGAAAAAAGGTTTTAATAAAGTAGAATATAATTATAAAGTGTCGGAAGCAGATAATTATATATCTAATGGTAATTTTAGACCTTTTACTGGATTATATGCAGATAATTGGAATGTTGATTTTCACGGAGTTGGTAGTACAGTTACAATTGTAAATAATACAAGTGATTCATTTGCACAATATAGACTTATTAAGGGAACTACATCTCTTACTAACGATGCATCTATTGAAATAAAATCAGGTTCTTACCCTAAAATAATAGGAGGAGTTAAACTTGAATTTTCTTGGATATTTCAAGGACAAGATTTAAGTGCAAGTCCTAGAGGTTTTGTTTATGTATTGTTAACTGATGGATCAAATAATTATTGGTGGAATGGTACTACTTGGGTAACTACTTCTCAATTTTATACTGTTCCAGCATATTCTGGTGCAAGTGGTAGTGATATTAATTCATTCAGTTTTAAAACTGCTGTTACTCCAATAGCTGGGGAATTACACTTTAAATATTCACTTGAAGCTGGTACTGGTAATTTTGCTCAATTAAGTAATATGTCGCTTCAAATTACTCCATTAATTAATAGTATTTATTATTTTAGTTATATAAATGATACAAAAGAATATGTAAAAAGCGTTGATATTCCTTATGGAAATTTTACAAGTGGTAGTTATTATCCAGTTGAAAAAGGTATTTTATTATTAAGCAATGGTAATAATCCATCTGTTTGGTATGAATATGGATCAGTAACAACATTCCCAAGTTTATTACAACTATTAATGCAAAAATATACGAATATATATGCTCATAATATTATTAACATAGATTGTAATTTATCTAGTTTTTCTACATCTAATGGAATACTTAATGCTTCTAAATTACTAAAAGCTACTGATACAGACCCAAGTCAAATAAATGTATCAAATAACTCATATATGTTAGGTAATGCTACAATAAGTTATCCTAATGACCAAACTCAAGCAACCTTGTTGCAAATATCAAATACTGATATAGAAACAACTAATGGTTATGAAATAACTTACAATACCTTAATTTAAGTAAATTTGCAATATGGCAGACAATGTAATTGGTAAAAATATAATGCTTTATTATCACGAACCAGCTTCGGAGACATATCCGAGTGGTAGAGATATAGCATTTGCTTGTTCAACAAATTGTTCATTTTCAGTTAATGTTGACCAAAAGGAAGTAACTTCTCAAACAAGTGCTTGGTATCGTGAATTTAAGAACGATATAGCATCTTGGAGTATCAATTGTGATGGCTTAATAACCTTAGATGGTTATGGCTATCTTTTCTTACTTCAGCAGCAACAAAATAGAACTCAAATTCTTATTAAGTTTGTTATTGATAATGGAGTAGATGGTTTAGTGATTATAAGTGGTAATTGTAATCTTACGAGTTTACAAATTAATGCACCTTATAAGGACATAGCTACTTACTCAGTTAGCTTACAAGGGTCAGGTGCTTATGGTACAACAGGAACAACAATAAATCCAAGTGGTGTGGTAATAGTAGCAGGTGGAGCAGTTTATACCAAAGGTTATACGGCTGCTGGTGGCGAATCAACAATTGTTTGGACTGATATGATAGGTAAATCTTGTCTTTATGTATCAAGAGGTGGTGTGGATGTACAAGATATATTAACATCAGGAACTCCAATAGATGAGCAAGTTAAATGGACAAGTTCAACAGGAACATTAACATTTAGTAGAATTATGGATGTTAATGAGTATGTAAGAGCATTATTTCAATAGAATAAAATAAGAAGAATGAGCAATCAAATAGTTATAACGAGTGGTGCTAAAGTAAGAGAGTTAAATGATGTAATCATTGGAACAAGTGGTGTATTAAGTTCACTAGCTTTTAATGTGGCTAATGGTGTTCCTAAGTTAGATTCTAACGCTAAGATATTGGTAAGTCAATTACCTAACTCAGTAATGGAATATCAAGGTACTTGGAACGCAGCAACAAATACTCCAACTTTAACTAATGGTGGTGCATTTAATCAGGGAGATGTTTATTTATGTAATGTAGCAGGAACGACAAACTTTGGTGCTGGTCCTATTTCTTTTATAGTAGGAGATTCGGCTATTTATAGTGGTTCAATATGGCAAAGGTCAGGTGGTGCGACAGGAAGTGTAACTTCGGTAGGCTTATCTACTGATGGAAATGCTATCACAATAGGTTCTTCTCCTATAACAACTTCAGGAACGATTACGGCAAACTTTGCTGGTACTTCAGGACAATATATCAACGGAGCTGGTAATTTGACCACATTTCCGACTTTATTGTCAAGTGTGGGTTTATCTATGCCAAGTGCTTTTAGTGTCGCTAATAGCCCTCTAACGGCTAATGGAACGATTGCAGTAACAGGAGCAGGATATCCTTCTCAATATATTAGGGGAGATGGTACTTTAGCTGACTTCCCAACTTCAGGTGGAGGTGGTAGTTCAGTTTCTTATTATTTAAACGGAGGTACAAGTCAAGGCACTATCGGTGGGGTTACTTACTATGAAATGAGTAAGACTGCTGACACAGGAACAGGAGTAGATTTCCCTAAAACTGGAGATGGCTTAATAGTATCTTTTTTAACGGATGCTAACGACCCTGCACAATTAAATATTCCTGCTGGTAATTGGGATTACGAGATTTATGCTTCAATGAGTGCTAATGGAGGTACTCCACAAATGTACGCAGAACTTTATGTGTATAATGGAACTACTTTTACTTTGATTGCGACAAGTAGTAATGAGATTTTATACGATGGTGTCAATTTGAATTTGTACACTTTTGCGATGACAGTTCCATCTACAACTTTAGCTTTAACGGATAGATTAGCTATTAAATTATATGCTACAAATAGTGGTGGAAAGACTACAACAGTACACACTCAATATTCTCATTTGTGTCAAATTATAACAACTTTTAGTACAGGTATAACTGCTTTGAATGGTTTAACTGCACAAGTGCAATACTTTGCAACAGGAACAAGTGGAACAGACTTTGCGATTAGTTCATCAACTGCAACTCATACTTTTAACTTACCTACTGCATCTGCTACAAATAGAGGTGCATTATCAAGTGCTGATTGGACAACATTCAATAGCAAGGTTGGTGGTAGTGGTTCGGATGGTAGAGTAGCATTTTGGACTGGTGCAAGTACTTTAAGTAGTGATGCTAATTTATATTATGATTATTCTACTGATAGATTAGGAATAGGTACTAATACTCCTAATGCAAGTTTAGGAATAGTTAACTCTAGTTCAACAGGTATTCAATTAAGAACTTCGGATACATCAAATCAATATCAAGCGAATATCTATTGGGATAGTTCTTATGGTATGGTTTATGGATATAATAGAATAGGCTCAGGCACAACTGCTCATAATTTAACTTTCTATAATGCTTTAGGTGGCTTAATATCAGTTCCAGAGAGTAGCAATAATAACATAGGTTTTAATACTATAAATCCACAAGGTTCAAGTGCTTCTACTATTTATGACTTTACTTCAACAAGTACAAATGTTGAATTAAGATTACATAACCCAACAACAGGATATACTTCAACTGATGGTTCATACATAAAAGTAACTACAACGGCTTTAGTAATAGGTAATGATGAATCAAGTAAAAGTATTTTAATCAATAATGGTGGGTTCGGTGTGGTTACTATTGATGGTACAAATAAGGTAGCATTAGGAGATATTGGTGTAATACCTATGACACAACAATTAACTGTTGTAGGTTCAATAGAAGCCTATGGTGGTTTTATTTATCAGACTGTAACATCTAGTATGTTAAAGGCTAATTCTTCAGGACAAATCATTGCTGCGGTAGGTGGAACAGATTATGAATATCCTTTGACTTTTTCTAGTCCTTTAGTAAGAACTACTAATACGATTTCAATCCCAGCTGCATCAACTTCGGTTAGTGGATATTTAACTTCTACTGATTGGAATACTTTTAACAACAAAGGAAGTGGAACTGTTACTTCGGTAAGTGGAACTGCTCCTGTGGTATCTAGTGGGGGAACAACTCCTACTATTTCTATGGCTGCTGCAACAAGTTCAGTAAGCGGTTATTTGACTTCTACGGATTGGACAACTTTTAATAATAAATATACTTTACCTTCTTTGACTCAAGGTTCTATATTATTTAGTAATGGTTCTACTATTGCTCAAAATAATAACAGATTATATTGGGATAATACCAATATGAGATTAGGTATTGGTACGCAATCAGTATCACAATATGTAATGTATGTTGCTGCCAATGTTGGTGAAAATGCTAATGCTTGGTTAGGTATTGATAACAAAAATTCAACAGGTTCTACTGCATTAAGATTAATATTAAATGGTAGCACAACAAGTGGATTTCAGTATGTGCAATCTACAAATATGACTCAAGTGTATGCTAATGCAGGAGATATACAATTAATCAATGGTAGTAGTCTTGGTTTAACAATAGCTAATACAAGTGGTAATGCAACTTTTAGTTCATCTATTGCTGCAACAACTGCTACTTTTACAAGTAATGACAA